GTACCTATTCGGATAATATATTATTAATTGTAGATTCGTTATAGCCGTATGACATGTAACAATACATACATATTCTATGACCAGTTTCACTGCACTCAGCTACTGTGTGATGCGGCATATCTTCATGATGATAACAATTATCACATTGACCAGCTTCGCTCTCTAAGATTTCGTACTTTGCTTCTATACACATTATGTACTCACTTTCATATTAATTAAGTTAAAGTTAAAGGAAGTTATTATTATATAAAAGAAATATAATAAGGATAATAAAAAAATATGATAATATTTTTTAAGTGGATAAAGAAAGGAAGAAGAAAGTAAGTATGGAAGTTAGGATGAGGGTGGAATACCGCCAGTTCTCGGCGATAAACTCCACGTAAACTGCTACGAGAGCGTCGGATGCGCAGAGACATGACGGTTCTACAAGAACTAACGGCGCCCGAAGGCGCCCTTAGCACTCCCTTAACAAACAAATATCTTATACATGCCGGTAGCACATGACGGTTAACTTTAAAAAAATTCCCCGTTAGGGGAATTTTAAAGATGTTAGTTAGAGTAGTGGTAGAGGTGTAGTAGGAGGAGTAGGTGTAGTGGTAGTAGGAGTTGTAGTAGGAGTAGTAAGATTTTGTGGTTGAGTAATAATATTTGGTTGAGGAATATTATTAGGTTGTTGTGGATTAATAATAATATTAGAAGGAGGAGGAGAGAAGTTATTATTATTAATTGGTTGAGTTTGTAATAATGAATTTATATTAATATGGTGTTTAGTATAAAATTGATTATTAGAGTTTGAAAGTATATAATTAAAAGAAATATTTTTATTATGTAGTTGAGGATAGATAGAAGGGTGAGAAAAATATTTAGTTAATTGTATAAATTGAGAGATATTATAAATAGGATTTAAATAGGTCATTGTATAGGGTTCTTTCTGTGTTAATTATTAAAGTTGTTTATATAGGAATAAATATTAATAATGTATATATAAAGTGATATTTTATTTATTATTATATATGTTTATATAAAGAGATTATTAATATTTATGGTAGTTAAAAAATATGATAATATTTTTTTAAGATATAGAGAGAGATAGTAAAGAATAAGTAAAGAGTGTTATATAGAGTTAAAGAAGATATATAAAGAAAGATATTAAAGAATAAGTAAAGAGTGTTATATAGAGTTTAAGAATATATATAGAGAGAGATATTAGAAAGTAGGGGGTTAGAAGATATATATATATATATTAAAACCCATATATAATTTAAATTGATTCACACTCTAAGAGTCTTATAGTTATATATATAGATGTATTTGGCGCCCCTCTTATAGGAGACGTTTAAATTTAAATGTCCCCTTAAAGTTATAAATATGAGGATAGAGAAATGAGTAGCAAAAAAGATTTACTTAGACTTCTTGAAGAAAAGAAGAAACGTGAAAACCTCGTAGACTATAGAGATAACTTTGAAAAGTTTGCTAATGATAACTTAAAGATCATTACTAAGGATGCTAAGAAGGGGTTCGTCAACTTTTCTTTCAACGATTGTCAAAAACAAATATCAGAAATTTTAGATGAACAGATAAAAGAAACTGGTAAGGTTAGAGCGATTATATTAAAAGCTCGACAGCAAGGTATTAGTACCTACTGTGCAGGAAGAGTATTCTGGAAAACATACTTCACTCCACATGCACGTTCAGTTGTTATGGCTCATGACAGTGCAACATCAGACGCACTTTTTAATATGAGTAGAAACCTTATTAGAAATATGGAAAAGATTTATAAGCCAAAAGAATTAAAATCAAATGCTAAAGAAATTGTTATCTCATCTCCACATTTTAAAAAGGATGAGATTGGTGAAAAACCCGTAGCATCGTATAGATTATATACAGCGGGTTCTCCTGAAGCTGGTAGAGGTACAACCCCAACGATTGCACATTTATCTGAGGTTGCATTCTGGCAGCATGATGAAAAGATATTAGCTGGTTTGTTCCAGGGTATATCTGAAGCTGAGGGTACTGAAGTTATACTTGAGTCTACAGCTAACGGTGCAACAGGAGAATTTTATAGATTATGGAGAGGAGCCTTAGAAGGTGAAAATGAATACACCCCAATATTTTTACCTTGGTTTGTAACACACGAATATTACAGGGATCCTCCAGAAACATTCGAACGTTCCTCAGAAGAGGAGCTACTAGTAGAACAGTACGATCTAAATGATGGTCAACTCTACTGGCGTCGGTTAAAGATTGCTGAAGGTGGGGAACTTAAGTTCCGCCAGGAATACCCAGCAACTCCCGATGAAGCCTTTATTACGGCAGGCTCTTCAGTATTTGCATTAGATAAAGTATCGGCCTTAGAACCGGTAGCGCCTGAAAAGAAAATGCGCTTTGACTTTAATGCATGTATGTGGGAAGATTCTAGCGAAGGTAATTTTCATATATGGGAATACCCGAACTGGGATAGTAATTATGTAGTAGCTGCTGATGTATCCTTAGGGGTAGGTCAAGATTATTCAGCAGCGGTTGTTATGGATACAGAAAGAAAAGTAATTGGTTTGTTCCGAGATAATCATATTGACCCTAGTAAGTTTGGTGATTTGTTATTTTACTTAGGAAGATATTATAATAATGCATTGTTGACTGTTGAAAGTAATTCTATGGGGATAGCAACGTTATCACGTTTAGCTCAAATGAATTATGTTAACTTATATAAGCAGACTAAGATAGCTGCTATATCAAAAGAAGAAGGTTTAGTTCCAGGCTTTAGAACAACACAATCAACAAAGCCTCATATTATCGGTAACTTAAAGAATGCTATTGAGACTGATGATATATGGATAGGATCTCCTATTATTATCCAAGAATTAAAAGATTATATTTCAACAGACTCTGGAAAGACGGAAGCTGCGCCTGGTTGTCATGATGATACTGTTATGTCAATGGCTATTGCTTTAGAAACTTTACGTACACATTATGATAAGTTAACAAGAGATAAAGTACCTTGGTCTCAGAAAGTTGGACATATTGTTCAAGATCAGACCGAATGGCTTTAAAGGAATCCCGTTGTCCTCACTGCTCCGGCGGAAGCAGGGGATATATCCGCCATTAATAAGGAGTTAATATGGATATTGAAAAGTTAAGAGAAGAATTAAAAGTTGATGAAGGTTGTAAGTATGAAGTCTATAAAGATCATCTCGGTTATCCTACTTTTGGGATTGGTCACCTTATTACTGACTCCGATCCTGAGTATGGTTTAGAGGTAGGCACCCAAGTAATTGATGAGCGTGTGCATGAAGTATTCGAAAAAGATATAGAAATAGTTATTGCTGATTGCAAAAATGAGTATGTCTTCTTTGATGACTTACCTGAAGAAGCTCAACACATTGTTGCAAATATGATGTTTAATATGGGTAAACCTCGAATGAGTAAATTTTTGAAATTTAAAGTTGCCTTAGCCGAACATAACTGGGAGAATGCTGCGATTGAGATGGAGGATAGTCGCTGGCATAAACAAGTTACTAATAGAGCAAATAGACTTATTGAGAGAATGAAAAATGTCAGTTAACTATAGAATAGTAAAATGTCTTACATTGTTATACAAAAATTACAACAGCTAGAAAAAAAGATTAAGCGTGCTGCAATACGCTATCAAAATAATCAAGCTGCTAGAGGAAATTATATACCATCAATTGAGGAAGCAACCCGAGAGGTTTTAAAAAATCACAATGCCAAAGCGACCTCAAAAAAAACTACAACCTGAATCTATATATAATGAATATGATGAAGATGGTGATGGTATTGTTTCAGATTCTGAGCTAGCTCATATAAAAGAAATAAAGGAAACAGAAACTGCTTTGAGAAAACATTTAGCACAATTAAGAATGGCACGTTACACTCTTATAGGAATGGGTATCTTTACAGTCTCAATGTTTTTTATTCCTTTAGAAAGAGTAGAAGCCTTATCTGATTTATCCAATTTGTTTTATATTTCAGGTGCAGGTATTGTTGGTGCTTATATGGGATTTAACAAAATTAAAAAATAAGAGGACAATATGATAATATTTTTTGTTTTGTGTGCTACAATGATTGGCGCAAAGAACGCAGAGTTTATTGATACTGCTAAAAAAGAAATGAGTAGTGGACATGAATGGAGTTATGTTGGAAAGAAAGAACCTAATGGTAAAGTACCGGCATTAACTATAAAACCAGAAATGGGTAATGAATATATTTTATTTAAATTAAAGAGGGATTTCTAAAATGAGAGAAAAATTAATTACTGCTTGGATGGCATATGCCGATGGTAATATGAAAAAGCATATAGCAAATATAGAAGTTTATTTAAAAAGCCCAGTTGGAATTGGTGAACATAGTGATATTTTAGAATCTATGGAACAAGAAGCCGAGAAAGCTGCATATTGGAAAGATCAATTAGAAATTATTAAAGATCTTAAGTAAACCCTATTAAACTTAATTAGATGCTCTATAAATATAAAAATAATAACTTACTTGTTGATGGATCTATAGGAAAAGTTTATAGAGATCAGGCATTATTATTTAAAGGTAACAGTTATGTTGCTATAAAGTTATTTATTAAGAACTCAGATAATAATGAAAACGTATTAAAAATGTTTGAAAAACAATTAACAATGCGTGAGCAATGTAAGTTTCAAATAAAAGAAAGAATGGACCCAGGAGCGGATCATGGACGAGACAAGATACATACAGCGACCAAAGAAAGTGGAAGCAAAACCGGTAAAAGAAAAAAATAAAACGGAAGAACAAAGAGAGCTTCCTCGCGCGGGTGCGTACACGGTTGCTGATTTAGAGAATTCGAAAAAGATATATTCAAATACTGGAGGTAAATATTAATGGCATCTTCAGGATATAAAGAAGCAGTAACAGATGAACAATTAGTTAATCTTATAGAGAATGGAGTTCATAGTTCTTCAGGTGATTGGTTAAACGCAACCGACTTAGCTAGAGAAAGACTTAAGGCAACATATGAATATGCAGGATTAGCTAACTATCATTTAGCACCACAAGGTGTAAGTACAATAGTAGATACTTCTACAACAGAAGTTATTGAAGCATACACTGCAGTTATATCTGATTTGTTTTTGTCTAATAATAGGTTAGCTCGTTTTGTACCTTATGATGAAAGTCCAGGTTCTTTTAATGCGGCAAAAGATGCATCAGCTATTGTTAACTATTGTTTGTTTAAAAAGAATAGTGGATGGGAACTACTACAGCAGTGGATTAAATCTGCTTTGTTATGGAAGAATGCCGTTTGTCGTTGGCATTATATAGAAGATAGTCAGTATGTTTTTGAAGAATACGAAACAATTTCACAATCTGCTTTAGATGAATTATTATCAGAAGATAACGTAGAAATTGTTGGAAGTTTAGAATTTGAAAATCAATTTAGTAATGCAGATCCTTTATCAGGAGCAGATCCTAATGTTGATTTAATGTATGTTAATGTAAGAATAAAAAAGAAAATTGATAAGTCAAGAGTTAAAATAGAATTAGTACCACCAGAAAGTTTTCGTATTTCTAGGGAAGCAACTTGTATTACTGATGCTTCTTTTGTAGGAATGCAATCTGAAATGACTCGTTCTGAAATAAGAACATATTATCCTGAAGAAGCGGATAACATAGATAATTGGGATGAACTTGCAGGAGGAGAATCCTGGTTAGGAGCTTCTCAGTATTCAGAAGATGTTGCTGCACGTAAACTAATAACAGGGCAGGAGTATCATGACGGTGCTTTACTAAGTGAGTCTTCTCCATTAGAAGCAAACAGAGCTTTAACTGTTACAGAGTGTTGGTTAAACGTTGATAGAGATGGTGATGGTATTGCTGAGCTAAAACATTTTATTACCGTAGGTAAACATATATTAGCTGAGGAAGATGTTGATTCTGTACCTTTAGCTTCTATTGTACCGATTGATATTCCACATGAATTCTTTGGTTTATCAATGGCAGACTTTACACGTAGTAGTACATTAGCAAGTACAGCAATATTAAGAGGATTTGTAGAGAATACTTATTTAACAAACTATGCACCTAAGTTAGCTGACCCTAACATTGTAGACTTTAGTGCATTACAAAATATGAAGCCTAAGCAAATTATTCCAACTAATGGTAATCCTATGCAGGCAGTTGCACCTTTAACACCTGATACTATTTCTTCAGGTACAGTACCGTTGCTAGAACATTTACAATTAATAAAAGAACAAGCAACAGGAATGTCTAAAGCTGCTCAAGGCTTAAATGATACATTATATATATCAGGTAACTCTGAACAAAAATTACAAGCAGTACAATCTGCTGCTCAAAAAAGAATCCAACATATAGCTAGAAGGTTCGCTGAAACTGGATTTAAAAGATTAATAATGGGTATCTATGAAACCATGCACAAGAATATGAAAGGTAAACTTACTTACAATCTTGATGGCGTATATGGTTCTGTAGATATATCCGCACTTCCATCGAAGATGGATGTGGAAATTTTGTTGGACATTGGAGAGAATTCAAATTCAAATACTATTAGTAAGCTATCAAAAATTGGTGCAGAAATATTACCTGCATTAAATCAGCAAGGTGCAGGTATGGTTGTAAAGCCAGAGGCTCCTGCTGTTTTAGCAACTAAATTAATTGAAGCAATGAATATTGATAGTAATGATTTTCTTGAAGATTATACAACAGACGAGTTTAAGCAGAAAGCTGTTCAAGCACTTCAACAACAGTCTCAAGCTGCTGACGTTAAGAAACAAGTAGAGCAAAAGAAAGCTGTGGCTGATGCCGCTTTAGCGGAGGCCAACGTTGCTTTTACTGGTGCTCAAACAAAGAATACATTTGATGATAATGCCAAGCAGTTAGCTATATCAATTGATAGGCATTTTCAAGAATGGGCAGACCTTACTATTAAGGCCACTAAAGAAGGTGCGGAGTTACCTCCTCATCCTAACTATGGTGAAATACTACAAATGGCCCAGGGGCTGTTAAAACAAAGTTCCCCGGGTTAATCTTGCTTTTATAAGGAGAAAAACTAAATGGTTAATATAGACCAACTTATGCCTTATACGATAGGCTTTGATCGTATGTTTGATATGCTAGATACAAATTTAAACGGTATGTCAACTGGTGGATACCCACCTTATAATATTAAAAAAGAAGGTGACTATAAATTTTCTATTGAAATTGCTTTAGCCGGATTCGGTAAAGATGATATTGAAGTTAAAGTTGCTGAAAGCGAACTATCTGTTAAATCTGTTAAAGAAAATAAAGATAAGGAGGATACTGTATATAGAGGTATATCTTATCGTAAGTTTGATAGAAGATTTGCCTTAGCTGATGATATTCAAGTTACTGATGCATCATTAGAACATGGTATGCTTACCATTAGCTTAGAACGAATTATACCCGAGGAAAAGAAACCTCGATTAATAAAAATTAAATAGGGAGAATAATTATGGCTACCGTAGAAACAGTCACAATAGGTGCTTCAGGTACAGGTGCCGCTCAATCAGGAAATATTGCGACAAGCGCAGGTGGAACAGCCGGTGTTATAATGGTTTGTAATGATACTGATTCGCCACTTACTTTTGATGTAAAGACAGGAGCAACTACAGTATTGAGTAATCAATATATAAATGCAAAATCATTTTCAAGAATAACAGGACTTGGAGATGGAAATCAAACATTAGCAAATGTTACAACAGCACATGGAACTTCTGCACAGCATAATGAAAAAGTTTATGTGCTTCAGGCAAGTGCTTAGCATAATATAAAGATATAATTATGGAAAAATATAGAAAGGTAGCTGAGACGAGGCTAGGTAATAAGACATCCTATGGTAATCATAAAATACATCCCGATGAATTAGCGCGGAGAGCCCATACTAAAGGGCACTTCGCTGCACAAGAACGCGATGCATTTTTTGATGAAGTGTATGGAGAGGTTCTAATTGATTACTTTTTACAGTGGTTAAAAACAGAATCTCATGAAACAAAGTCTAGAGAATTTCTTTACTCGTCAGCTATGGCTTTAGGAAGTGTAAAAGAAAAAATGATAAGCTTTGAAACGTATGGAAAGAATGTTCCACATATATTAGAAGAGGACAACGAAAATGAGACAAATTGATAACGATAAGTTAATAGAAAATATTGGTGAAATGATTAATACATTAGAATATGATTCTAGTAGAAGCCCAGGTAAAGCCAAAATTAATGCGCAGACTTTGGTTAATCTACATAACTTAAAAGAACTTTATATAAAGAATTCAAAAAAGCCTACACCTAAAAAGGAGGTAAGCAATGATGGATAATACCGCAGCACAAACAGACTCTACCCAGATGGATGATTCTGTTGCTAACGGTGGTCAAACAGAAGAGAAGTTGCTGGCTGACATTATTAGTAATTCGCAGTTTGTGAATAACGAAGAATCTCTACCCAATGAGCAAGTTCCAGAGTTAGACCCGGAAGAATCAGATAAAGAAGACCCAGCATCTGAAGAAGCCGATAGTGAAGAAGTTGAAGAGGAGACTAATGAAGAAGAAGTAAACTCTACAGAAGAGGATGTCGCTGAAGAAGCCGCTACCCAAACTGAAGTTTTTACAACTGATGATTTAGATCTAGAAGCTAAAGTATCCGTTAAGATAGACGGTAAAGATACTGAAGTTTCTTTTAATGACCTTATAAAAGGTTATACTACCGAACAATCTCTTTCTAAAAAGGGTCGAGAATTAGGGGATGCAAGGAAAGGACTAGAAGAAGAATATAATAAACGTATGGAAGAAGTAAAGCAATTAGGCAGTGCTTCAGCCGCTGTATTATATTCAGAAGAGCAAGAGCTTTCTAAACGCTACCATGAAATCGATACTCAAATCGAGGAAGCGCGAAAAGAAAACGATACGTTTAAACTAGGTGAACTTAAAGACGAAAGAGAACAAGCTCAGCAAGCTTATTGGAAAGCAAGAAATAAACGAGAGAATGTTGTAAAATCTATTCAAGCTAATAATGAAAAACAATTCAAAGAGAATTGGGAAAAACAAATTAAAGTATTTAACGATAATATTAATGAGTTAATTCCAGATTATAGTGAGAATACTGCAACATCTATTAGAGAGTTTGCTATTAAAGAAGGTGTTAAACCAGAAATAATAGATACTATTGTTGATCCAACAATTGTTAAGTTTGTTGACGATTATCGTCGACTAAAGCAAGGTGTTACAAAAGGTACAGTTAAAAGAAAATCTGTCCCTGCTAAACGTATACCTGTACGAAAAACTAAATCAGTAAATGAAAAGAAAAATCAAAGAGCTGCTGATTTAAGAACTCGTGCTTTAAGTTCTAATTCATCTAAGTCTGATCAAGACGCTTTTCTAAAAACTCTAGCCGAAAAATCCCTGAGCAAAATATAAAACTTATGGAACCTTTGGAGGGTTTAAATGACAACTACAATCGGCGTGCGTCACGTAGAAGGACCAGGTGGTCCAGCTCGTGGAACTAGCACTAATGAGACTGTCTCTCAAAGAGAAGATCTCGCAAACTTTATTTCTATGATTAC